TGTTGTTTGTTTCATTTTCTCTATTTTTTAATTAGTGATAATAATTCATCTAAAAGTTCTTCTAATGCTGCTATTTTAGTTTCTGCAATTAAAGCCTCAAAGTTGAAATAGCCCTTGCCATCATCATCGCTATCTTTGGCTAGGCTATAAGAAACATTAATACTCTCTTTTTCGTTGTCAATTGCTTTTAATGCTCTTTTAATTTTTTCTGATAGTTTCATAATGTTTGTTTTAGTGTTATTGTTCCTTACAAATATAAACAATGTTTGTTAATTAAAAATAATAAAATGTTAAAATTTTGTTAAAAAAAAAGAGAGGCTAATGCCCCTCCTTAATATTGTCCGTTTCTATTTTTTGTAAATGCCGTATATGTTCTACTTCCCTTTCTAAATAGTCTAATGCTTTTAATAAGTCTTGTAGTTCGTTATCTTTTTTCCCAGCCCTTATTATGTACTTTAAGATATTACCTCTGTTAAAAGACAGCTTATAGTCTTGTATGATGTCTATAACGTCATAAGTAGTAGCAGAATAATATAGTTTGTTTCCTTTCATAATAGTTTTATTCCTTCTTTAATGTTTAAATAAGTTACTTCTTTTTCTATTCTATTTGTGTTTGCAAATTGTGTTGTTGCTGGATTCTTGTTGTTAGTCTCCCATATAGGTTTTATCAAATAAAGGTTAAAAGACCATACACCCTCTGGGGTAGAATTAATATAAAAAGGTATGTCTAAATGTTTTTGGCTTTCTAGTTCCATAGCTAAGTACTTTTTCTTTTCTAGTAGTAAGGTATCGTAGTGTGCCTTTCTACATTTTAGCTCTATTCTATGACTTTCTTTTGGGCTATAACAATCCCACCTAGACATTTGATTTTTAGCTTTTACTAAGTCTGGATAGATGTTATCTTTAAGCCAGTTAAATAAATCAGCTTCAATCCAATCCTTCATAAATGTTATTAAGGTCTTTTATCCAGCCTACAATAGTCTTAGGATTACAGCTACAAGGTGTGTGGTAGGTGTGTTTATAATACTTGGCGTGTAGTTCTGATATTAGCTTTACATCTTCAATAGACAAAGTATCATTAGGGCTTTGGGTAAATAGTTGCCAATCTATTAAATCTAGCTTATCCATTTCTGTTTATTTTAATTTTATTCCACTTGTCTTTTCTTTTATCACAGCCACAGTCATTCCCAAACAGCTTTTTAACTATCCAAGCTATGCCAGTGTATTTAGTTATAATCGCCACTAAGTCTCCTAATCCCATATCTATTTAATTAGTTCATAATCTTCATTACTGTAGTCATCCCAATCCTCTTGAAATTTGTCTCTAAGGTCTTGCTTAACGTGCTTTAATGTGTGAAATATACTTACAAAACTAATATCTGTTAAAGCTGCCACACCTCTTATAGATAGGTCTGAGTCTCTGTACATCTCAAATATCTTACCGTCATACCAATAGCTTTCTTTATTTTCTGCTTTAGCTTTGTTTTGAAGTTCTAACATATAGCTGTCTATTAAATCGCATATCTTTTGGAAACCCTCTTGTTCACTTGTATCTGAATCGTCTGAAAACTTATAGTCTTGTATAGGTATTTTAATGTACTTTTTTTGCTCTTTTTTTAAAGTGTAAAGAATACTTTTTATAACAAAAAAAACATAGCCCTTATTTACTTTGCCATCTGTAATTATCTTCTCAGGATTAGCGTATTTATAAATCTTTAAATAAGCCTCTTGTACTATATCTTCTGCATAATCTCCACCACCTAAACCAGTAGCAGTAGCAACCCATTCTTTATGGTGCTTTGCAATTATACTTAAAAAACTAGAATCTTTTATTCGGTCTCCCATATCATAGTAAACGTAACAAACCCAAAACAAAACTGGATTGTATGCTCACTACCACCTTCTTCAAAAAGTTCCTTGTTGTATAAACAACCAACCATAAAACCTTTTACTAAACTGACAATAAACATAGAATCCTTCTGAATTGAATAAATTATACTTACTAAAAATACAACAAAAAATGTTAAAAATATGTTCATAATTAAAATGTGTTTGGTTTTAAAATATCGTAAAAATCTCCTTCTACTACTGGTAAGCCTACCTTGTTTACTTTAAAACTAAAGTTTTCAAAACTAAAGCCCCTTGAGCGTTTGCAGCTTACTGTTACTAAATCTCTATTAACTGTGTTTACTTCTAATTGTATTTGTGTTTCTGTCTTTTTTTCTAAGACACTCCCTAAATGCCCAGACATTTTGTCTGAACCGAAGTTGCTGTGTATTACTACTGAAAAATGACAATGTAATTTTACTGACCACCGCATTAGTTTTTGAGCAATGTAGTTTGCTTCTTCAAGATTGTTTACATCATTAACTAAATCTGCGATACCATCTACCAAAACAACACCTATATTTTTTCCGTCTAACTTGTCAAATAAAATATACTCTATAAAATCCACTCTGTCTTTTGGGCTTAATGCTCTAAGTCCGTATGTGTGGTAACACTCGCTATTCATCTGGGTCATATCTAATACCCTACGGAATATCTTACTACAATGAAACTCTGATTGTTCTGTATCAAAATGAATTAAACATTTGCCGTTTCTATGACCTCTTAATTCTCCACCAAAGCCATTAAGTTCCCCTTTTAAATAAACAGCACTAAGCAATGACATAAAGAAAGTCTTTTTGCTTTTTGGGGGTGCAGAAATTACACTAAAATTTTGTTCCGTTCCTATTGGTATAGGATATGTTTTTAAACCTTTACTTGTTTGCATTGTAAACTCCCCCATAGATATTGCCATTGGAGGGTATTCCACCTCTTTAGTAGCATCTATGTAGCACTCTTGTTCAAGGAGTTGCATATACATCCTAGTTTCTTCTTTTTGGTCTGTCATTTTTTTTAGTAAAGTTACTTATATCGGCTAGTTAGCATTAATACTACACTTTGTTACCATACAAGTTAAATCCTTGTTTACAGCACATATCTAAATGGTGGTAGTATGTTTTCCAACTATCTTTATTCCTTACAACATACCCCCATTCACAAAATAATTTATGCATCCACCATTTCCAAGGTTTATTGTGTTCTTTACTCACTTTACTCCAAGCCATAATTTTATATTTTAGTTTTATTAATCCGTACTAATAGTTTTTAATTAGTTAAAAAAAAGGGGCTGTTACACCCCTTTAAATTTAGAAAGATAAATCATCTGTTACTTCAATTTCCGATGCTTTCTCTTGGTCTTCAAAAACTGCTTTTACACAAGTTCCGTCAGTCCATACTACCTTACCGTTTCCAAGATAGGTTTTGTTCTTTTTAGCTTCCCTTTCTTCTTTAGTTTGGGAATCATAAACAGAAACATTCTGCCCATAAGGATTGGTATCATCATTCACAGATACCGTAAAATTGTAATACACCCCTTTTTTACCAGTTACAAATTTCTCTTTTGGTAGGTCTTTTACATTCAAGCTAATGTTTAATAATGCACTCATAATAATTGATTTTAAAATTGATTAATTTACTTTTAATAAAGGTACTCATATCGGTTAGTTGTGCGTAATTTAGGCACGAGTAAGCCAATAAATGTTATGTGAAAAGATACGAAACCGCAACTAATTACGTTTTGTTTTAATATACTCAATTTTATCTGTTTCGGATAAATCGATAAAAAATTGCACCGCAATCGCTTTACCCTTTATCACTTTAACGGCACTTTTTAACCTATCAATAAACTTTGTGTATTTATTTTCAGAATTAAGTGGTTTAGCGATTTGCCACCCCTCCATTTTTTCACCATTAATGGTAACTGATACCAGTTCTGTTGTTGATTGGTATTTTACCAATTCGTCAATTAAAATTGCTTTCATTTTTTTTAAAATGTTATATCTGTGATTTATTAATTTACTTTTAATAATTCGTTTTTTACTTCTGTACTTAATTTGTACTTATCCATAATTACTTTGATGTTTCCACCATCTGCTAAATATTTTACTGCTTTAGCATAAGCTGGGTCTGTTTTATTTAACCAAGCCTTTTCTTCTTTTTTCTCTGGTACGTTTGTAGCATCACTATCTTGTGTATCATCAATAAGCAATAAGTTACCTAAAGAG